CGGTAAGCGCTGCTCCTCTTATGACCTGACTGTCATCTGGAACACATTGGCAGCTTGGGCTGGTACATCAGATACCCCACAAATACGCGCAGCAGTAGTCAAGTACTACGAAGACGCGCTGATCAGGGAGAAGAAATGAAATGGACGCAATTCGTTGGTGGCCTCTTCTTGCCCCAGACCCCTACCCAAACAGTAGCACTCTTGCAGCCAAGCGATACCAGCGCATGGACGCTGAACGCATGGTGACGGAAAACGTGAAGGGTGCAGAAAAAAAGCTCTGCGATCTTGAACTTGAGCTTTATCAAAAAGTAGCTCAGACAAATGTGATTCGCCTTGAGATTTTAAAAATTGGAAAGATCGACGTTTATGTTTGATATTTTGAGTGGCGGTATTTTGGGCTCCTTGTTTGGTGGCCTGTTTCGATTGGCCCCCGAAGTCCTTAAGTTCATGGACAAAAAGAACGAGAGGAGCCATGAGCTTGCGATGTTTGATCATCAGTGCCAGCTGGAGGCTCAGCGCGGTGCGCAGAAGCTTTCAGAGATTGGCGCTCAGCGTGAGGCTGCGATTGACACTGGAGCCATGGACGCACTCAATGCTGCGATCAACCAACAAGCTGAGATGTCTAAAGCGGCGGGTGGTTGGGCAGCGAGCCTGTCTGCCTCTGTTCGTCCGGTTGTCACTTACTGGATTATGTTTATCTGGTCGTGTGCGCATGCTTGGTACGCATGGATGGGCGTTAGAACTGGCCTTGATCCAACTGAAGTCTTCAAGCTTTTCATGTCGCCTGACTTCTCAGCCTTGGTGGCGGGAACGATCAACTACTGGTTCTTAGACCGCACCTTGAAAGCACGTGGACTGTGAACTTGGAAATAGCCGTTGCCCTGTGCAAGCAGTTCGAAGGCTTTTCCTCAACTGTTTACCGCTGCCCAGCAAACGTTGAAACCATTGGCTTTGGCAGCACCGCCTATGCGGACGGAACCCGAGTCCGAATGGGAGATTCACCCATCACTAAAGAACAGGCCGAACAGCTGTTGCTTCATGAGTTGAACCACACCTATTTACCTGGAGTGCTACGCCTATGTCCAAACCTAGCATCAAGCCCAGCGAGGCTGGCCGCGATAGTGGACTTCACGTACAACTTGGGGGTAGGGCGACTTCAGTCATCGACTCTAAAACGCAAGGTTCTAGCGGAGGATTGGGATGGCGCAAAAGAACAGCTGAAGTTATGGACCCGAGGGGGTGGAAAGATTTTGCCAGGTCTGGTGAAGCGACGATCAGCCGAAGCGGCCCTGCTGTAGTGCCAAAAAAATATCCGGAATATCAGTGGGGAGTGGATGGAAATCCATTCGACTGGATCAAGCAAGCATCTGCCCAGATCAGAGAAGCTAGAAGCCAAGAGCGAATCAACCGCCGTCCCGTGGTTGTAAAAATCAAAGAACATGAATGAACGTTAATTACGAATCCCCAGGTGCTGTCGCCGAAAAATTCCATCATGACAATTCGTTCGTCCGAGGCCTGATGGGACCTGTGGGTTCTGGAAAAAGTACAGCATGCTGTTTTGAGATATTGTCTAGAGCGCTAGAGCAAAAACCTGGACCCGATGGGGTCAGGCGTTCACGCTGGGCAATATGCCGAAACACCTATCCTGAACTGAAATCCACCACCATCAAAACATGGATGGACTGGTATCAAGATTTAGCGGTGATGAAGTGGGATACCCCCATCACCTCAATGATCAACATCTCAGACATTGGAGATGGAACAGGCCTAGAGCTTGAAGCAATCTTCATGGCCCTTGACCGGCCAGATGACGTTGGCAAACTCCGAAGCTTGGAGTTAACCGGTGGCTGGATGAACGAGGCCAGCGAGATGGAGAAGGCGGTCCTTGATATGCTGACTCAGCGTGTCGGACGCTTCCCCTCAAAACGCAATGGAGGTCCAAGCTGGACTGGCGTCATCCTTGATACCAACCCGCCTGATGATGATTCTTGGTGGTACAAGCTGGCCGAAGAAGAGACGCCAGACATTTTCAGATTCTTTAAGCAGCCCGGAGGCTTGGTCTACGACAAGGACCCTAAGTCAGCCACATACCAAAAATATCTGCCCAATCCAGAAGCAGAGAACGTCCAGAACCACAGTCTGGGGTATCAGTACTACCTGAATCAGACCTACGGCAAGACGGACGATTGGATCAGAGTCTTCCTACTGGGCCAGTACGGAACAACGATGGACGGTAAGCCCGTCTATCCGGAGTGGAATGAAAAGATTCACTACTCCGAGGCAGCATTAACTCCAATCCAAGGGATGCCAATCCTTTTGGCGTTTGACTTTGGACTGACGCCAGCATGTGCGTTTCTGCAAATGAACAGTCGCGGACAGCTGTTGATCCTCAAGGAGCTTGTGTCTGAAGACATGGGCATTCGGCAGTTTTACAGTGAAGTTGTTCGCCCCGTCATTAAGGGCGAGTACAGCAAACACCGTATCGAAGCTGTTGGCGACCCAGCTGGGAATATGCGCAGCCAGACTGATGAGAAGACGTGTATGCAAGAGTTGATGGAGCTTGGCATGCTTTGCGAGCCAGCCCCGACGAACGAATTTATTGCGCGCCGAGAGTCGGTTGCGTTCTTTCTCCAGCGTCTGTCCGGTGGACAGCCTGGATTCTTGGTTGACCCAAGCTGCAAGATGATCCGCAAAGGCTTCAATGGCGGCTACAGATACGAACGGCTCCGAGTTTCAGGGGCCTCTCGCTTTAGAGATCGCCCCATCAAAGACAAGTTCTCACACATCCATGACGCCCTTCAATACGGGTGTCTCCATATGAGGTCCGAAATGAACCCAGTCAGAAGCAAGAGCATCTCAAATGCACCAGTCGCAGCTGGCTGGGTCTAGGAAAAAGAATGGCACTTCAAACATTAAAGCTAAACAGGGAGACTGATAAAGGGGAGATGCAAGAGCCAGCGGTTCTTTCTTTATCTGCCTACGTCGATACTTGCTTTTCCCAAGCTAAATCTGCCAAGGCCGATATCACTGAGCGGCTACTTCGCTGTGAGCGCCAGCGCCGTGGTGAGTACGACCCCGATAAGTTGGGCCTTATTCGCCAGACAGGTGGCTCTGACATCTTCATGATGCTCACCGACATCAAGTGCCGCGCAGCTGAGTCTTGGATCAAAGACGTCTTGCTGTCTACTGGGCAGCAAAGCTGGACACTGACGCCAACGCCAGAGCCAAGCCTTCCAAGCGAGATGCGCGAAGGCATTATCGAGACTGTGGTTCAAGAGGCAAACTCTGTTCAGCAGCAAGGCATGGCGATTGACCCACGGGCAATCAATATGCGGATGAAGGAGCTTTACGACTCAGTCACCAAGGCGGTTGGTGAAAAAGCAAAAGACGCAGCATCCAAGATGGAGCGCCGGATGCAAGACAAGCTGCTTGAGGCCCACTGGCCCGAGACACAAGCTGAAGTAATTTACGACTTTGTGACCTTTCCTTGTTCGATCATCAAGGGTCCGGTCATCAAAAAGCGACGCACTCTCAAGTGGGGAAAGAACTTCAAACCTGAAGTCACCACTGACATAAAAGAAGCATTTGAGCGCGTCAGTCCCTACGATATTTTCCCGTCACCCAATGCGGTGACTTGCCAAGACGGCTACATCATTCAGCGCCATCAGCTGACGCGAGCGGACCTGACTGGGATGCTTGGCTCACCTGGCTACAACGACGATGAGATTCGTGCAGCGCTAGAGCAGTTTGGGCGCAGCGGTCTTCGCAACATGGAGCAGTCCGACTCACAGCGGAACATGCTTGAAGGACGCAACAACACGTTGGTCGGCACAGAGATCATTGACTCAATTGAGTTCTGGGGCTCAGTCTCCGGTTCGATGTTGATTGAGTGGGGTTTAACTGATGACGTCGATCCGTTTATGGAGTACGAAGTTTGCTGCTGGAAGGTTGGCTCACATGTCATTAAATGCATTAAGAACCCTGACCCACTCAATCGTCGCCCGTATTCAAAAAGCTCTTGGGAATCTATCCCTGGAGCATTTTGGGGACTGGCATTACCCGAGGTTATGAGAGACATCCAAGTTATTTGCAATGGCGCAGCACGTGCGCTTTCAAACAACATGGGCATCGCCTCT